CGCCCGCGAGCTGGGCCTGCAGGCTGTCCCGGTGGTGGTGCTCGACCACCTGACGACTGAGCAGCGCCGGGCGTACATCCTGGCTGACAACCAGCTGGCGGCAAATGCCGGGTGGGATCAGGACCTGTTGCGCGACGAGCTGCTGGACCTCCGCACCGATGGCGTGGAGTGGGACCTGCTGGGCTTTGGCGGTGACCTGATCGGGGAGCTGTTCGCCGCGGCACCAGAGCCCGAGGAGCCCGAGCCCGAGGAGGAGCCGGACCCGGAGCGGGGCCAGCCGCTGGCGATCGTGCTGCAGCCGGAGGAGCTGCGCGACTGGCGGCAGCTGAAGCAGCTCATGGGCATCAGTCGCGACAAACCAGCCCTGTTGCGCTTGGTGGCCACCTACCTGGAGGACCAATGAGCGGCGACGGGATCCAGTACTACGCCGGCGAGTTCCTGATCAGCCCTGCGGGCCTGGAACTAAGCATGAACTGGTGCGGCCATGACTGCGCCTATTGCTTCGCCAATGCGATGTCACCCAACCGCCGGGCAGACCTCACCGGAATCATGGGCCTGTTGTCGCGTTACCAGACCGGCACGAGCCGGGAGGCGCGGCTGCTGCAAGCTGGCGTGCCGTTGCTGGTGAGCAACCACGTCGACCCGTTCGCCGGCACCAACGCGGAGCAGTTCGAGCCCATCTGGGAGGTGCTGGTTGAGGCCGGAATCCCGCTGACCTGGCAGACCCGCGGCGCCCACAAGCCGCAGCGCCGGATCCTGGATCGGGTGATTCGCGAGACCCCGCGATCCGTCTGGTACATCAGCATCCCCTTCCTGGATGAAGACGTGCGCCGCCGCGTGGAGCCCCGGGCGCCCAGCATTGGCAGCCGCCTTGACCTGGTGGATCAGTTGATCGCCGCCGGTCATGCGGTCACGGTTGGCGTCAACCCGCTGTGTCTGGAGTGGCTGCCGGACTATGAGCCGCTGCTGGATCGCCTGAAGGCCGCTGGCGTCTGGGGTATTTGGGCGCAGGCGCCGTATTTCTCAAAGAGCTTCAAGGGCAACCTGAGGCCTGATCAGGTGGCTGCCTTGCGGCCGGAGTTTATTTCTCAGTGCGGCGAAGGTGGCAGCAAGATTGACATCGCTCACGCTTTGCAGGCGATGGAGTACGCCAGGTCTATCGGACTGGAAACCTTCAGCATTGGCGAAGATCGCCCGACAAGATTTTTTGACCCGTGGCATGTGCTTTATAAACGGGTGATGCCATATTGGCGTCAAGTGATCAATGCAGCAGACGCAATTCTACAGGAAGACGGCCCGGATATTGACGGCAAAGATTATCTGATCCTGACTTTAGAGTCTGCGTTGGCAGCACTGGAAACACTGCCGCCTGGAATTGACTGGGGCAAGTATGCCCACCGCAAATGCTCGCGAGAGTTCAGGCGAGCAATGGCTTGCCCTGGTGGCCCGCTGCCCAAGCTAGACGCTGATCGGTTCTGGCGTCTCGTGTGGAATGACGACTTCTTTAGCCGCAGCATGGGGCCAGCCAGGCTGCGTCCGTTTGCGTTCGCTGCTGACATCCGCGATTCCGTGATCACGCCATTACTGGATGACAGCGGCAACAAGCTGGTTGTCTACCGCCCGAATGGATGGGCTACCTACTACGCCCACACTCCAGAGCTTTCCTAGCATGAGTCATCCTTTCTGGCGTGCGTTCTCATGGCTGGATCAAGCAGCGCAGGTGGCGGCGGCGGCAGCCGCGCCAGCGGCGGTTCATCTGTGGCGGCTGGCCGGGCGGCTCAAGCTCGCTACAGAATGGAGCAGGCAAACGCGCGGTTTGCCAATATTGCTAGCTTCATGCCTCAGGCTTACGCGCCAGCTAATACAAGGGCCGGTCGCTGATGGCCATAAGGCCTGGAGGTTTGCGTGAACCTCCAGGCCTACGCCGCCCACCGCAAAGAGCGGGGCTTGCGCGGCCAGTCCCACGTCGCCGTCCTCAAGGCGATCGACTCCGGCCGCCTGGCCCCGCCAGCCGTACAGAAAGTCGGTGGCCGCTGGCAGATCGACCCGGTCCTGGCTGACGCCCAGTGGGCGGACAACACCGAGCCGGCACCAGCTGCAGCCCCGGCCCAGCCGCGTCACAGACCTGAGCGCCAGCCCCGGCAGTCCGCCTCCGCTGGTGGCCCCACACTGGCGGAAGCGAAGCGGGCCCGAGCGGTCTATCAAGCGGAGCGCGAACGCCTCGCCGTGATGCGAGAGAAGGGTGAGCTGATCCTGGCTGCTGACGCACAGCAGGAAGCCACCCGCCTGGCCCGCCAGGTCCGCGACCTGCTGTTGATCATCCCGCTCCGCAACGCCGCCAGGGTGGCCGCGATGCAGGACCAGGAGGACATCCGGGCCCTGCTGCAACAGGAGATCGAATCAGCATTGCGAGGTCTGGCCAATGCCTGACGCCGCGGCGCTCTACCGGCAGGCGTTCATCGAGGCGCTCCAGCCGCCGCTGGACCTGACGGTGTCTGAGTGGGCGGATCAGGAGCGGATGCTGACCCGGCGCAGCAGCTCGGAGCCTGGCCACTGGCGCACCGATCGCGTGCCGTTCCTGCGGGAGCCCATGGATCTGCTGAGCCCGAGGGAGAAGCGAATCCGGCGGGTGGTGCTGATCTTCGGCTCGCAGTCGGGCGCGAAAACAGAGTGTGGCCTGAACTGGCTGGGCCGGACCATCGCCCTGGACCCGGCGCCGTTCCTGGTGATGTTCCCGACGGAGAGCTTCGCCAAACGCCAGATCCGGCAGCGCCTGACGCCGTTGTTTTCGGACACGCCGGCGGTGGCTGCAAAGGCCGTCAGCAGCAAAAGCCGCGACGCCAGCAACGCCATGTTCCTGAAGGAGTTCCAGGGCGACATGCTGCTGAGCATCATCGGCGGCAACAGCGGATCGGCCGCTCAGGGGATGCCGGCGCAAAACTTCTGGGCGGATGAGGTCAGCTCCCTGCCGCTGGAGATCGATGACAAGGGCGACCCGCTCGAGAACGCCGAGGCGAGACAGACCAACTTTCCCGATCGAAAGACGCTGCTCACCAGCACGCCAGGCACCCGCGGCGCCTGCCGGATTACCTGGGAGTTTGAGACCCGCAGCGATCAGCGCCGCTACCACGCCCTGATGCCCTGCTGCGAATCCTTGGAGGTGCTGCGCTGGACGCACTTCGTCTGGGACAGCCCCGACGGTGAGGTGTTCTGTCAGTGCCCGAACTGCGGCGAACGGGTGGCCCAGCACCACAAGCCCACCATGCTGGCCGGCGGCGAATGGCGGGCGACTGCAAAGGGCGACGGCGAGACCGCTGGTTTTCACCTGCCCGGCTGGTATGCGCCCTATGGCTGGCTCACCTGGGAGAAGATCCGCAGCGAGTTTCTGCGGGCCAAGGGCGACACCCTGCTGCTGAAGGGCTGGGTCAACAAGCGGGCCGCGGAAGCCTGGGAGGATGAGGTCGTCGCCCGCGTCAGCGCCGACGGCCTGCTGGAGCGCGTCGCTGCAGACCCGTATCCCACGGGCACCGTCCCGGATGGCGTGCTGGTGCTGCTGATGTCTGTCGATGTGCAGGACACCTGGCTGGAGGTGAGCGTCATCGGGTTTGGCCGCGGTGATGAGCAGTGGCTGGTGTGGCACCAGAAGGTCGACGGCGACCCGGCGCAAGACGAACCCTGGGAGCAGATCGACAGCCTGCGGACCCTGGCCTGGCCCCGCGCCAACGGCGGCAGCATGACGATCCGTCAGGTTGGCGTGGACACCGGCGGCCATTTCACCGGCGAGGCCTACGAGTTCTGTCGGCAGCGAGCTCGCGAAGGCGTGGTGGCCCTGAAGGGCAGCAGCACCCGCGGCGCCCCGATCATCAGCCGGGGCAACAAGGTCGATGTCTCGTTTCGCGGGAAGACGATCGCCAACGGCGTGGTCCTCTACATGGTGGGCACCGACGGAATCAAGCGCACCATCTATGGCCGCCTGAAGAACACCCAGCCCGGCCCGGGATATGTGAACTTCGGACAGAACGGCACGCATGAATACCTGCAGGGCCTGACCTGTGAGCGCTTGCAGCCGCGGTATGTGAAGGGCTTCCAGGTGCTGGAGTGGGTCAAGCCATCCGGCGCCAGGAATGAACCGCTCGACCTGAATGTGTACTGCTTGGCGTTGCTGGAGCTGGTCAAACGGAAGTACAACCGCGCGACATTCTGGACCCAGTTGGAGGCGGCCATCCCGACCGGTGGCGTCCCCGTTGCTCCGCCTGTCCAGCGCCGGAAGTCAACCTGGCTCAGTCAGTAGCCTCAGCCATGGCCTACACCCAGACCCAGTTAGATGACCTCCGCGCGGCGATCGCGGAAGGGGTCACGAAGGTGGCCGCCAATGGCCGGACGGTTGAGTACCGCAGCCTTGATGAAATGCGGAAGCTGGAGCGGATCATGGCCGAGGAACTGGAGCAATCCACCCGCCGCCCGGAGCGGATCTACTACGGCTTCCGGAGGGCCTGATGGCACGCACTGCCGCCCAGCTTGAGCGGGCCCTGAAGGCTGCCCAGCTGGAGCTGGCAAAGTCTCACCTGAGAGCATTCGAGGCTGCCAAGCTCAGCCGCCGGACTGACAACTGGGCCGCCGACAGCCGGGGCCCCAACTCCGACATGAGGCTGTCGCTGCAGCGGATCATTGCCCGCCACCAGGACCTGGTCGACTCCGACCCCTGGGCGAGCAAGGCCATCAGCGTGGTGGTGTCCAACTGGGTCGGTGACGGCATCATCGGCCGGCCCGTGGGCCCCGGCTCCAGCCGTCGGTATCAGGACGGCTGGCGGGAGTGGTCCGAGTCGCTGGATTGCGACTGGGACGGCCTGGGCAACCTCTACGCGAAGCAGGCCCTGATCGCCCGCACCGTAGCTGTCCGCGGCAGCTGCCTGATCCGCCGCCGGTACAACCCGGAACTGCTCAGCCGTGGCCTGCCGCCGCTGCAGATCCAGGTGCTGGAGCCGGACTGGCTGGACCTGACGAAAGACGACGGCGCCCGAATCAAGTTCGGCAAGCAGTACTTCGACGATGGCCGCCTGGAGGGCTACTGGATCCGCCGCAATCACCCCGGCGAAAGCGACTGGCGCAACGCCCGGCTGGGCAGCGACTTTGTGCCGGCCTCAGAGATTTGCCACGTCTATGACCTACGCCGCCCCGGCCAGGCCACCGGCGTCCCGTTCGGCGTCAGCGCCCTGCTGAAGCTACGCGACATCTCAGACCGCGATGCGGCTCAGCTGCTGAAGGACAAGCTGGCGGCGTGCTTCATGGCGTTCCTGGAGGACTCCGAAGGCGACCCATCCCTGGCCACCGATGGCAATGCCCTGCTGGACACGCTGGAGCCCGGCGCGATTGAGATCCTGCCGCCAGGCAAACGGGTCACCTTCGCGCAACCGCCCAGCGCTGGCGATTTCGTGTCTGTCCAGAAGTACCACCTACTCAGCGTCGCGCAGGCCTACGAAATCACCTACGAATCCCTAACCGGCGACCTATCCCAGGTGAACTTCTCCAGCGGCCGGATGGGCTGGGTCGAGATGCGCCGTGCCGTCGCCCGCTGGAGGTGGGCCATCATCATCCCCCAGTTCCTGCAGCCTCTCGCAGGCTGGTATCGCGACGCGGTGGCCCTGGGCGGCCTGGGTCGCGGCAGCGCTCGTTTCGAGTGGACCCCGCCGGTCACCTGGCTGGTGGATCCCGCCAGGGAGCTCCCGGCCTACATCGACGCCATCAAGGCCGGCGTCATGTCGCTCTCCGAGCTGCATCGGATGCTCGGCTACGTGCCCGAGCTGGTGATCGAGGAGCTCGGCGCCGACATGGCCCGCGCCCGCGCCGCTGGCCTGGCCCTGTCCAGCGATGGCGCCAGCGGCCCGACTTTGCAGCGCCCGCAGCCTGCAGATCCGAATCAGCAGGGTACGGATACACAATCCCTAGCCTGACGCTATGGCTACCACACAGCTGCAACGGATGGCGCTACTGGCGCCAAATACCTGGGATGAGGAAACGCGCTCAGCGCGAATCGTCATCTCCACGGATTCCGATGTCGGCGACGGCGTGCAACTGCTGCACACCGATCAGGCCATCCGCTGGCCGGCTCGGCCGTTGCCGGCGGATTACGACCATGCCCGCACGTCCGCCTCTGTCTGGGGTGCGGTGACGGACCTGACGCTGGAGCGATCCGGCGACGGGACAACCCAACTGGTTGGGCGGGTGGTCGTTGACGGTCCCGCAGATGCGATGGCGATCGCGCTGCCGCGTCTGCGGACTGGCTCCGCTCGATTCTCTGTCGATGCTCGTGTTTACGGGTGGCGAGAGGTGAACGGGCAAACCGTGGCGACCGACTGGGAACCACAACTCGTGTCCCTGGTCGCCGCCGGCCAGGACACTGCTGCGGTGATGCGCAGCGACAACAATCAACCCGGAGTTTCTCCCGTGACCGACAACGAACAGGCCGGGGGTGACCCGGTGACCACTGAAGCCACCGCCCCTGAGGCCGTGGCTCCTGCTGCCTGCCCTGCCCCTGAGCCCGCCGGCGAGCCGGTGGCTGAGGTCCAGCGCAGCGCTGGCGATGAGCGCCGTGAGCTGGCCGTGCGTCGTGCCGCCAGCCACGCCAAGTTGGACGAAGACACCATCCTCCGAATCCTGTCGGAGACCCGTGGCCGCCCCGAAGCTGAGGCCCTGATCGCCGTGGTTCGCGAGCACCAGCGCCGCGTCGAAACCGTCGCCCCGGTTCACGCTGGCCACCCCGCCCGCATCGAGGTCACCCGCGATGGCGGTGAAACCCTGGTGCGTGCATTCCACTCCGAGCTCGAGCGCCGGGCTGGGCTGATCTCTGCCCCCACCGATGAGGGCAAGCAGGCCTACCAGATGACCTGCCTGGAGATGTGCCGCAGCTACCTCGGCAGCCGTGGGGTCAGCACCCTGGGGATGAGCAAGAACGAGGTCGTCTCCCGCGCGTTCCACAGCACAAGCGACTTCCCGAACCTGTTTGCGAACGTTGCCAACAAGACCCTCCTGGCCGCCTACGCCGAAGAGCCCCAGACCTGGCAGCCCCTGGCCCGCCAGCGCAACCTGCCCGACTTCAAGCAGGTCTCCGATCTGCAGATCGCCGGGCAGATCGTGCCTGAGCAAATCCTGGAAGGTGGCGAATACAAGTCCGGCACGCTGACCGAAGGGAAAGCCACCTGGAACCTCAGCACCTACGGCAAGCGCATCGCTATCACCCGGGCCGCGATCATCAACGACGATCTTGACAGCCTGTCCCGCGTGCCTGAGCTGCTGGGCCGTGGCTGCCGCCTGCTGGAGAGCAACCTGATCTGGTCCCTGCTGACCACCGGCGCCAGCGGCGCAACCGTCAGCCTGGACAACAAAGCTCTGTTCCACGCTGACCACAGCAACACCATCAGCGGCGGCACGTCGGTGATCAGCATCGCCGGCATGGATGCTGCGAAGACCAAGCTCCGCAAGCAGACCGACCTGGCTGGCAACCGCCTCAACCTGGCCCCCGCCTACCTGGTGGTCCCGGTCGAGCTGGAGACGACCGCCCTTCAGTTCCTCTACCCCACCGGCTACGCCCCCGCCAGCCTGACCGGCAGCAGCGGTCCCAACCCGTTCGCTGGTGGTGTTCAGCTGATCGTTGAGCCCCGCTTGTCTGACGACAGCACCGCTTACTGGTATCTCACCAGCAGCCCCAACCGGGTGGAAATGATCACCTACGGCTATCTCGCTGGCGAGGCTGGCCCGACGATCACCACCACCGAGAAGCGCGACCCTGACGGCGTCGAGCTGCTCGTGAGAATGGACTTCGGCTGCACTCTGTCCGACTATCGGGGCTTTGTCCGCTCCGCTGGCGCCTGATCTATCTCCCGTCCCTGAGGTACCCAACCCATGAAAAACTACGTTCAATCCGGGGAGTTCCTGGAGATCACCGCCGGCGCCGCCTACAGCGCTGGCGACCTGGTGGAGTTCGGCAGCCTGCACGGCGTCGCCGTCACTGACATCGCCAACGGTGCCAACGGCATCATCGCGATGGAAGGAATCTTCACCCTGCCCAAGTTGACCGCAGCTTCCGCGGATGCCTGCACTGCCGGCGGCCCGGTGTATTTCAGCTCCGGCTCTGTGTCCGGGTCTGACAGCTCGGGTAGCCGCAAACTTGTTGGCTATGCCATGGCTGCCGCCAACCAGGCGGCGACCACGGTGAACGTCCGCCTGGCGAACTTCAGTTGATGAGCTGGGCCAGCCGTCACAACCTGCTGGCCCGTGCCGTCAACCGGCACCTTGGCGGCGTCCCAGTGATCTGGGGCGCCGTTTCTGGTGAGGGCATCCTGGAGCAGAACGCCCAGCTGGTGGCGGATGGCAACGTCATCAGCGTGGACTACGTCCTGCACAACATCCCCACCGCTGACTTTGATGGCCTGCGTTATGGCGACGTGGTGTCAGTCGGAGACTTCAACTACACCGTCCGCGAGCCGATGCTCGTGGGCGATGGCGCATACATGATGGTCAGCCTGTCGCGGGTGACGCTGCCTAGGCTGTTGCTAGAAGCTGGCGGAGCGTTGCTCCTGGAGGCCAGCGGAGCCGTGCTGCTGGAGACCTGATGGCCGACACCAAGATCAGCCAGCTCACATCAGCCGTATCGGTTGACGGTACAGAAATCGTCCCGATTCTGCAGAACGGCGCCAACAAGAAATCAACTGCCGCCGCCCTGGCGGCCACCCTGCCCGAGGCCACCACCAGCGTTGCCGGGAAGATGCCCGCGTCTGCGGTGACGAAGCTCGCCGGCATTGCGTCGGGCGCCACGGCGAACGCAAGCGACGCGCAGCTCCGGGACCGATCGACCCACACCGGCACCCAGCCCGCGGGGACGATCACCGGTCTGGCCAGCGTGGCCACCAGCGGCATCTACGCCGACCTGAGCGGCAGGCCCAGCCTGGCCAGTGTCGCCACCTCGGGCGCCTATGCGGATCTGTCCGGGCGCCCGACCCTGGGCACGGCTGCAGCTGCTGACACTGGCACCGCCGCCGGCAACGTGGTGATCCTGGGCACGGGCGGGAAGCTACCGGCTGTGGATGGCAGCCAGTTGACCGGCCTGCCTGCGAGTGGCCTGACCTCCGTGGGCCTGGTGGTGCCGACCGGGTTCAGTGTGTCTGGCTCGCCGCTCACCAGCAACGGCAGCCTGACGGTCACCTATTCCGCCGGGTACAGCCTGCCGACCACCAGCAGCCAGACGAACTGGGACACGGCCTACTCCGAGCGCTTGCGGTGGGACGGCGGGTCCATGGGGCTGAACGCAGCCACCGCCCGCGCATCCCTGGGCCTGGGCACTGCGGCCACGACGGCGGCCACCGATTACGCCACAGCAGCGCAGGGCACGAAGGCCGACTCCGCTGTTCAGAGCGTCACCGGCACGGCGCCGATCGTGAGCAGCGGCGGCGCAACGCCGGCTATCTCGATCTCAGCGGCGACTACCAGCGCGGCGGGGTCGATGAGCTCCAGCGACAAGAGCAAGCTGGACGGAATCGCATCGGGCGCCACTGCCAACAGCTCAGACGCCACGCTGCTGGCCAGGAGCAATCACACCGGCACCCAAGCCGGCAGCACGATCACCGGCGCCTACACCGCCGCCGGCATGACCATGGCGACGGCTCGCCTGTTGGGGCGGAGCACGGCTGGGACGGGAGCGGCGGAGGAGCTGAGCCTGGCGGCAGGGCTCAACCTGGTCAGCGGCATTCTCTACATGGAGCCGTGGTTTGGGTTCGCCTGCTCGGACGAAACCACCGCGATCACCACCGGCACCAGCAAACTGCGCTTCAGGATGCCGTTTGCCTGCACCTTGCTGGCGGTGGTGTTTGAGGCCAAGACAGCTCCGACCGGCTCGGCCGCGGTGTTCGACCTCAACGAAGCCGGCACGTCGGTGTTCTCAACCAACCCACGCATTGATGCTGGCGGCACCGACAGTTCAGCCTCCGGCACGCCTGCGGTGATCAGCGATTCCAGCATTGCGGCGGGTGCTGTGATGACGGTGGATTTTGATCAGATCGGTAGCACCGTTGCGGGGGCTGGTATCAAGATGTGGATCAATGTTAGGAGGACGGCGTAGTGTTTTTGATTGATCCGTATAGGTTTGCACCGGCATACGACACCGACGCGCAAACCTATATCACTGCCGTTGAAACTGCAGACGGTCAAGCGCTAGAAACAGCCGTCAAAGACGCTATCAACACTTTTGTCGTTGGCTGCAAAGCTGATAGCATTTGGACTGCCATCAAGGCGTCGTGCATCCTGGCCGGTGCTCGGACGTTGGCGGGTGCGTTGGTGCCTTTGGTGGGGACGGCGCCGACTAATGTTAATTTTGTAAGCGGTGATTACAATAGGAAAAACGGTTTAACAGGAAATAGGACTACAAAATACATAAATTCAAACAGGGCTAGCAACGCTAGTCTGCAAAATGATTTGCATTTTTGTGTTTACTTGACAAATGCAGGCACTACAAACCTTGACAGGGCGCACATTGGCACGACTTACACCGGGGCCAATGCCGACCTGAACGACATAACTGCACTTGCCGATGGAAGACTAATAGCCAGATCAAGAAACCCAAGCACTTTAGCAGGCGATAACCTTTTTAGTTCGCCGGCCGGAGCAAGTGTAGGTTTTATTGGTCACAGTAGAACTGGTGTGAATACTTATCTGTCCAGGTATGGTAACAGTAGCTATGCCGGTAGTACTTATTCTAGTTATACGCCAGGTTCCTCAAGCTTTGAGGTTTTTAGGGCTAAGATTTCGCCTGATACATACTCAAACGCAACTATTAGCTTTTATTCTATTGGGAACTTTTTGAATCTTGCCCTCCTCGACACCCGCGTCACCGCCCTAATTAACGCCATCTCCGCCGCCATCCCATGACCCGCATTCTCTACCACCAACCCACCACCACCCTCGTCCCCTACCCCCGCGACGACGACGGCCCGGTGATCGACTTGGACCCCGCCTACCTGGAGCTGGCCCTGATCCAGGAGGCGCAGCCCGACTACGACCCCAACACCCAGCAGCTCACCCCCACCGAGGTGATCGACCTCACCGACCTGGTGGTAACCCGCGGCTGGAACGTGGTGCCCCTGCCACCCCCACCCCCACCAGCCCCCGACTGGGAGTCGTTCGGGTCCGCAATGCTCGCCTCGCCAGGAATAAACGCCCTGCTCGCCGCCGCCCTGCCGTTGACGCCAGCTCCCGCCCTGGCCCTGCCCGCCACCTTGGTGGGGATCAGCAGCGGCCTGTCATACGTCAACTTCAGCAACGCCTGGGCCGCCGTCACCGCCGCCGTGCCGCCCAGCGCTGAGCTGCTGGCCGAGGTGCTGGCGGCTGCTGAGGCGGCGCACCTGCCGGCGGAGTTCTTGGCGATCCTGCAGCCCTCGCCATGAGCAGCCGCCGAGAGCAGATCCTGGCCGCGATCACCACCACGCTGGAGGCTGTCCCCGGCGCCGTTGGCGTCTGGCGCTCCAGGGCTGAGGCGTTGATGCGC